GGAATTAGAGAAGGTTGAAGTAACGGTGGTGCAGGTTCCGAAATATGTGAGATATACATGTCCTCACTGCGGCGAAGAGGTTGAAGTTGATTTTGATGATTTTTTTGATGACAGGATAAGTGATTACTGGCCAGACTGGGAAGGAGATACTGTAATTTGTAACGAATGCGGCGCGGATTTTACAATAGGTAGTGTGGAGGTGGACTAATTGCAGGAATTAGAGAAGATTCTGGAAGAGATAATAGAGCAACTAAAGGCAGAGGGATGCATTATAGATAATGATGCAGGACATAGAGCGGTAGATATCATCCGCAAGCACACGAATGACGGCTGGATTCCGGTGGAGGAACGGCTGCCGGATAACAGAAGATCAAATTATGAAGTGACATTTATAAACGAGTGTGGATATGAGGAACATGGTTTTTCACAATGGTATGACGGAGAGTTTCATATTCCTGCTGTTGTGATAGCGTGGAGAGAGCACTAAAGCCGTACCGCCCGGAAAGGAGAATGAAATGACAGTTATTAAACCTCTTACACCTAACTTAAGGAAAGAGATAATCGACGGAATTAACGCACAGAGAATAGAACTTGATACATGTCAAAATACAGCTTATGTATCAATACAAAAAATTAGTTTTGAGACAGTTGAAAAACTTATTAGAGGGTTACCGGACGGATATCCGATCCCGCTACTGCCTGGAGACGGATGTGCGGGAAGATGCTAGGAAGAACTTCAAACGTCAGCCGTATAAGTCGGTTGATGTGGCGAAGTACATAGCGAAGAAGTTCGGGATTGGAGGTGATGCCGATGGACAAAAAGATTCTTGAAGACTACATAGATGCCTGCGAGTTTATCAAGGAGACGGAAGCGGAGATCAAAAAGCTGAAAAAGAAGCGGAAGACGGTGATTGATAAGGTCCGGGGAAGCAATCCGGACTTTCCATACCAGCCACAGAGCTTCGGGATCGCAGGGATTACGACAACATACGCAGACGAGGATCTGATCAAGAGTGAAGAGCATATCCTGGAGACGCAGAAGCGACAGGCGGAGGAATTAAAACTTGGAGTGGAAAAGTGGATGAAGGAGATTCCGTTCCGGATGCAGAGGATTATCCGGTATAAGTTCTTCAATGAGCTGACCTGGGAAGAGGTAGCGACACTGATAGGACGGAAATGTACGGCAGAAAGTGTAAAAAAAGAATTTCAAAGATTTATGTGTGAAAATTAATGTTTGTCCCGTTTGTCCCACATGTCCCGTTTTAAAATGTTATAGTATATGCTGAAAGAAGTGGATGAAGCACTTCTGGATGGGCTGTTGAGCTCAGACAATTTTCTCCCTCGAACACTATATAAAAGAAAGACGCTCTGCATAGAAGTGTGGAGCGTTTTTCTTGTTGAAAGTTGTAAAAATATGGAATATTATAGAGGTGGGTTCGATGCAAGGAGAGGGAGGAAAATGGAAAAAAGATATCAAGTTTTTATTAGCTCTACATTTGCTGATTTAGAAGATGAAAGAAAAGGCGTCATGGAAGCAATAATTGAATTAGATTGCTTCCCGGCCGGTATGGAAATGTTTCCGGCTAGTAATAAAGAGCAGTTTGAATATATAAAATCTGTGATTGATGAATCAGATTATTATGTGATTATTGTGGCAGGGAGATATGGATCGATTGCAGACGATGGAATAAGTTATACGGAAAAAGAATTTGATTATGCAAAAGAAAAAGGTATTCCAATTCTTGCTTTTGTAAAGAAAGATATAAGCACTCTAACTAGCGATAAAATAGAATTAGATTCTCAAAAAAGAGAGTGCTTACAGAAGTTTCGTGAAAAAGTTTTAGATGGTAGAATGGCAAAGTTTTGGGATACAAAGGATGAATTAAAATATAATCTTCATAGTAGTCTTTCACACGAAATGAAAATTAATCCAAAAGTAGGATGGATACGTGGTAATACTGCTGTTGATATGCAGCTATATGATAAATTAGAAAAAATAAGAGAAGAAAGAGATTATTATAAGAAATTATATTTAGAGGCACTACAAAATAAAGATACACTTGATAATTCATTAGAAGAAAGACAAAGAGACGATTTTGAAACGAAATTGAAAGCAAAATTTATAATTAATTTTAAAACTGATCACGGAACATCATACAGTACAAAAACGAGTATTATAGATATTTTACAGACGTGTGCTGTTTTGTTCTTTTCTGAAATAGATGCTGATATGCTAAAGGGCGGTATCGAAATGTTATACGAACGAGATGGATTGAAACTAAAACTTGAATACCAAAGTCTGTCTACTATTTTGCTGAAATTGTTAGCTTTGAATATTATAGAATCTGATGACGATATAATGAATAGCACACTATTGCTAACAGATTTTGGGAAAGAATCTGTTTTGTCGTTAGTAGAATTTTAAATTATTGCCAGAAATACCGGAACACTTAATTTATAGGAGCAAAAAAACTATAATACAATTCAGTATCAAGGGAATTCACAGAAATCAGAGAAAATAATAAACCAGAATTGAAGGTGGTGACGTGGCGAATGAACAGAACTTAAAACCGGTGCGAACCAAGAGAGAAGCAAGAGAACGTGGAAGAAATGGCGGTAAAGCATCGGGTGCGGTAAGACGCCGGAAAGCAGACTTCCGGAGGACGTTGAACATGTTTCTGACCGCTGAAATAGATAGTGAAGAATGGAAGCCGGTTCTGGAGGCACTTGGAGTAGAGTGTACTTTGGAATCGGCTTTAAATATGGCCATGATCAAAGAAGGGTTGTCCGGTAATGTGAAAGCATATGAGGCGATTGCGAAATATGCCGGACAGAGCGACAAGTCGGATGAGGATATCCGGAACCGTGAGGCAGATACAGAGCTGAAGCAGGCACGGAAACAAGTTGTGACCGGAGAGAATGAAACTGAGGAGGCGCTGGATAAGCTGGACAGCATATTGAAGGAGATGCGTGACAATGCAATTAAGCAGCAAACAGAATGAGTATATAGTCAATGCCACGCATAGATGGAATATTAAGTCTGGCGCAGTACGTTCGGGAAAGTCCTATGTTGACACTGCATTTGTGATTCCTTTCCGTATCCGGGAGCGGGCCGGAAAGCCTGGGCTGAATGTCATCCTTGGTGTATCAAAAGAATCTATCGAGCGAAATGTTCTGCAACCTATGCGGGAGATATACACGGATGCGCTGATCGGCACGATCAACAGCCGGAATGTAGCACGGATCTGTGGAGAGGATGTGTACTGCCTGGGGGCTGAGAAGATCAGCCAGGTAGCAAAGATTCAGGGATCATCGATCAAGTACTGTTACGGTGATGAGATCGCGAAGTGGAACAAAGAAGTGTTCCAGATGTTAAAATCCCGTCTGGATAAGCCGTACTCCTGTTTTGACGGGAGTTGTAACCCAGAGCATCCGACGCATTGGCTGAAAGAGTTCCTAGACAATGAAGAGTTGGATATCTACTTGCAGCAGTACACCATTTTTGACAATCCGTTTCTGGATCCGGACTTTGTAGAGCAGCTCTGCAAGGAATACGAGGGTACTATATACTACGACCGCCTGATTCTAGGGCTCTGGAAACGCGCAGAGGGCGCGATCTATAAAAGGTTTGCGGATAACCCGGAAGCGTTTCGATGTGAGGTGGTTGATCAGATTGAAACAGATGCGGAGATCAAACAGTTCCGGAAGGAGGATATCGTATCCATAGAAATCGGGATTGACTTCGGAGGGAATCAGTCGGGACATTCCTTCGTAGCTCGTGGATATACGGATGATTACTGGGAGGTGATCGTGCTGAAATCGAAGCGAATCAAGGCGGCGGATGAAAATGAGGACATAGACAGCAACCGGCTGAATGAACTGTTTTGCGAGTTTATCCGGGAAGTGCTGGAGAAATATGCTGTTATCATAAAACATGGGGATTATGTGGAATACTGCAACGTGGAATCCGTTTTTTGGGATAACGCAGAGACGGTCCTTGGAAATTCCATCCGAAATGTGGTGGAAAAAGAATTCCCATGGATCGCTGTTAAGCAGGCCAAGAAAAAAGCAATTACAGATCGTATTAGATGCACCGTCAAGCTCATGGGAGCAGGACGGTTTTTTATTACAAGTGATTGCCAGTCTCTGAAAATTGCCCTGTCTGAGGCGGTCTGGAATAAGGATGTAAAAGACAAAGATGAAAGGCTGGATGATGGCAGCACTGATATTGACAGCCTAGACGCTTTTGAATATACGATAGAGCGAGATATGAAATATCTGATCCAGGAGGTGGGAAATGTTTGATGGATTCAGAAGATTTTGGAGAGGGGTGATGAGAATGTTCGGATATACAACACTGAAAAATATAGTCGGTAAGGATATCGCTCTTTCCGATACGATGATAAACGCTATTGACGACTGGAAAAAGATGTTGAATGGACAGGCGGAATGGCTTACGGATTATATTGAATCGCTGAGGATTGAGCAGGGAATTTGTCGGGAGTTTGCAGATGTAGTACTGACAGAGATGGAGACATCTGTCAGTATAGAGCGACTGAAC